ATTTAGCGGTTGCAATAGAACCCGCTAACATGGCATTTGTAATACCTGAAGCTTTAACTCTTAATGCGTCTGAACTTACTTCAATTGAACTGTCATCTACTGCAACATCAATTTGGTTACCAGTTTTTGTTAATGCGTCACCAGCACTAATTTGACCTGCACCTGAGAACTGAGCAAATGTAATACTGTCTGAACCAAATGTTGGTGTACCGTTGTGAGTTGCAACATAACCGTTATCTGCGTTTGCTGTACCTGCTTCTACGAAGAAGAAAGTACCGCCTGTTAATTCAGCAGCTGTGTCTGCGTCAGGACTTCTTGTTAATACGAAAGCCGCTGAACCAGAACCGATTGTTGTTACTTTATAGATACCGTTTTGTACTGCACTTGCCTGGTTCTTAATTAGAACTCTGTCATCTGCTACAGTAGCAACACCGTCAATTGTTAATGCACCGTTAGCGTCAGCAGTTAAAGTACCGTTACCGTTATTATAAGTTACGGCTGCTAAGGCAGCTGCTGTTGCAAGTCTAACACTTTCTTTTACATCTAGTCCGTTTGCAACACTATCCACATATGCTTTTGTAGCTGCGTCTGAGCTAGCAGATGGATTTGTTACACTTGTAATTCTACTAGAGTTAACATCTACTGTACCTGAACCGTTAGGATCTAAAACGATATTACCGTTTGTATTTGTAGATGAAATAGTATTAGTGTCAACTTGAATATTGTCAACTTTTAAAATAGTAACTGGTGTTGAATTACCAACTGTACCGCCTTCAATTGCTGAAGTATTGATAGTTGGACTTGTTAAAGTTTTATTTGTTAAAGTTTCTGTACCAGTTAGAGAAACAAAACTATCACCTTGTAAACCTGAGTTAAATTCTGCAAGAGTACCTGTAAAAGTACCCAAATCATCTAAATCAATATGCAATGTGTTTGCGTTACTATTGATAGTTTTATTTGTTAATGTTTGACTGTCATCTAAATCTACTAAAGTAGCATCCTGTACAGCTGTATTAAACTCAGCAAAAGTACCTGTTATAGTATTTGCGTCTAAATCTAAAGTTTTGTTTGTAAGTGTATCAGTAGATGTTTCTGTAACAACATTTGAATCTAAGTTTACTGATAAAGTATCACCAGTAACAGCAGTTGTAATACCAGCACCACCTGTAATTTTAAGTGTGTCTGATAATAAACTGATTGTAGTTGCTGTAGAACTTTCATCAACAATTGTTAACGATGTAGCAACTGAAGCTGTACCAGCCGCTGTTAATCTACCTTGTTGGTCAACTGTAAATGTTGGTATCGCTGTAGCAGAACCATAAGAACCTGCTGTAACAGCTGTGTCATCTAAGTCTATTGATATATTGTTGTCTGATACTGTTGTCGTAAGACCGGTATCACCTGCAAAGGTAATAGTTTCACCTGTGTTTACTGAGTCATTTGAACCACTATCGGCAGCTATAGAGAGAGTTTGTGTTACTGTACCGAAAGATAGGTTACCTGAACCATCAGTTTTTAGGAACTGTCCGTTACTTCCATCACCACTCGGGAGGGTAAATGTAGTAGATGTTGTAACTGCATTAGGTGATTTAAGGGCAATAAAGTTTGAACCGTTATTAGTACCCTCATTAAACTTAATTCCGCCACCTGTTGTAGCGTTATTTCCTACAAAAATTTCGTCTATTGCTTTGTTTGAGTCTACAAGTAAAGCTGAACTTGCTGTTAGTGTGCCTGCTACATGATCTAATTGATCTGTAAAATATTGTCCGCCAATTACTGTTACGTTATTAGCGTCACCGTTACCGTCAACTCCACCTTCACCTATAAAAATTCTATCACCTAGGTTACCTTGTGTACCAGTACCAAAAGTGTAAGCTAATTCACCTAATTTAAGTGTTGATGGCGCCGCTGTTCCGGAACTTCTTTTTATCTGAATTACCGTTGCCATTTATTTCTCCCTAAAATGAACCACCATTAAATACTAATGTTCCTGTTGTAGTATCTAACTCGTTCTTTGTTTTAAATTTGTCTGAGGAAGAATCATATTGTAATAACGCACCATCACTTAAAGACGTAGAATCAACATCCGATAAATTTCTTAACTTAGACAAAGCTACAGATACATTTGTGCTTGGCACTTGTACTGAAACTTGTTGTGGACCAGAAGATGTTGAAGAATTTATATTTGCTCTAACACCACCAGTCTGATTAATTCTAGCTTTAACCATTAGGTTCCTCTCTCTTTGTAATATTTATAACGAAAAGTATCTAAAGAAGAAACTAATTATACTCTAGGACTGACGGAAATAATGCCTTCAATTACTCTCGTAACTGAACTATCGGTAGTTTTAACAATATACACATCATACACATATCTTGTATGATGATCTAAGGCAGTTGTTTGGGCTTCTGATAATGATAACTCAATAATACCAGTAGCCGGATCTGCATTAATAGCTGCTGTAAATGCAATCTTTGAAGACGCATTGTAACTTGTTGCCAAGTTAGCAAAGGTCGTGTAACCAGTTAAATTAACTGCGTCACCATCTGTATTGGTAACAGTTACATCGGAACTAAAATTTGTACCTTGGTCTATTCTAAGATTTGCTACTGCCGCCATTGAATTGTTTTATACCTTCTTGTATTTTACCATTGTAATAATTAGTTAGAACGTCAATTTTTTCCAATTCAATTTCGTGTCTTACTTTAGATTGTTGAATTTCATGTCTAGCTGCGATTACATTTCTCAACTCTAAAGGTAATGAATCTAAATCATACTCTTTTTCATCTATTTTTATTGTATTCTTTTTTGCTTCTTCAGCCATTATATACCTCACTTATAATTTAATTATTTACTTGCTTTTTTAATTTGTTTTATTAGTTTATCTTTTGTTTGTCTTTTATCTAACTCAACACCAAGTTTTCTACCAAGCTTTTCTAAATCAGCTTTTGTTTTTTTCTTCAAGTCTGAAACTTTAATTTCAGGTTGTTTCTCTACTTTCTTTTTGAAAGGAGATAACATCTTTAAGAATTTTTTAATTTTATGCACCATTGTCAACTATTGTCCCACCTGCTGCTACAAATTCTTCAATCATGCCTAATGCAAGATGATCGCTTCCTAATTCAGCAACAAAAACGACATCATTTTCCAATGTTATTCTATAACCAGAATGAGCTCCGTCTGTGTAAACTTTTTCACAAGTTTTCCAGAGAGCCTGTGAATGGTTATCTGTATAATTATTTCCTGTCATTTTTTACCTCTTAACACTATTTATATTATTGTCCCAAGTATCTGAAAGAAATAACCGCTGAATTGGCAGGTGCCACTCCGAAAGTTAAAGTTGTTCCAGAAATTGTGTAATCTGCTGTTGGTGTTTTTACTGCACCGTTCACCACTACCAACACATTATCAACTGTTCTATTTGCAGCTATTGTAAATCCTGTTGTAGAACCGTTACCTGTTGCTGAAGCGGATGAAAAAGTACTAGAACCTACAGAAGCTACTGTAAGTTTAGCACCTAAAAATATTATGAAACCTGATTGTCCATTCGCTGGCGCCGAACCAAATGTTATTGTACTACCACCACCTGTTATGGTATAATCTGTCGTTGGCTGCTGAATAACATCATTGTAAAAAACTAAAATTGAGGATGCGGATGAAACAGCAAAATCTAATGCAAATGCTGTTGTCGAACCATTACCTGAAATAGTTTGTGATTCTAATGAACCAAACGCCGGTGATCTTCCTATGTACGCCATTATATTTGTAAATACCTTATTATTATAACTTTTGAATTGGCAGGTGCCGATCCAAAGGTCAATGTTGTTCCTGAAATTGTGTAATCGTCTGATGGCGTCATATGTGATCCATCTACGAAAACTAATACATCACTTACTGTTCTACCACTTAAAATAGTATATGCTGTTGTAGAACCGTTACCTGTAAATTTAACAAATGAGTTTGTGAAACCTGTTAAAAGATTTGATTTGGTAACTTTTTTTAATGCTGTTGCTGATGTATCATAAATTAAAACTTCATCATCATTGGCAGGTGTTCCGCCTAATGCTGTTTGAGAATTAATCATACTAGCATTTAAAGAAAGATTTGATACTGTACCATCTGAAGGTCTAACTACCGATGTTGAATTAGTAGGATTTATAACATATATATCTGCTCCACTAGCAGGTGCAGCTGAGAAAGTAATTCTTCTAATATTACTTGATCCATCTCTACCTAAAGTGTATGCTTTACCAGTACCTGGTTCTTGTCTAATGTTATCTACATAAACCTCGAGCTCATTTTCTCCACCATCTGCTGGAGCGTCTTTTGATAAATCAAATACTGTAGTTGATCCATTTCCGGTAAAAGATTCTTTATCGCTTAATCCTCTAAACTGATCGTGTGGTTCTATACCAATATACGGCATTATTTCTCCTGTTTATTTCTATACATCTTCTAATAAGGAAATAGTTGCGTCAACTGAATTAGCTGTATTTGCTGATACTCTAATTATATCATTAGCAGTACCATTACCTTGTACAACTAACTTGTTACCTTGCATTATTTCCAAAGAAGAACCGGCAGGAATACTCACATCCTTAGCTATGTAAACATCGTTAGTGCCGTCAAAATTATCTAAAAATACACTTGCTAAAATACCACTCGTTGTAGTATTAGCAAGAGTTATTCCGATAATTATAGACTCTTTCGCTGTACCACCACTTGACGGTACTGTATATAAAGCATGAGCACTTGCACCAGTAGAGGTTGTGATATTTGCCTTTGTAAATCTTTTAAAATCGTTTGCCATTTTTATTTTCCCTTAATATTTATAATCTATCCTAGAGCAATTGCCTGTGCTATAGCAAAAGGTTGTGTTGCAACAGGAACACTACCGATCGTTAAAGCGGCAGAATCCAAACTTGTTAATCCAGAAATTGTACTAGCTAATGCAATTGTTAAAGTATCAGTTGCTGATACTGTTGCTGTAACTTGATTTGAAGTACCAGCAATAGTAAAAACATCACCAGAGTTAATCTGTTGAACTGTTGAGCTACTATCTCTAATAGTAAATGCCGTATCTACGGCAGCGTCTAATTCATTTATAGCACCAACAATACTTGAAGCACTTGTCGTTAAACTACCTGGATCACCAATATCTGTAGAAGATAGACTATTGATAGTCGTTCTTAACGTAGCTAAAGTATCTGATAATGCAATTGTTCTAGCAGCCATTACTTGTTAATTACCTCTTTTATCATTTGTTTAATTTCGTATAATTCACTTTTTAAATTATTTATCTCTTTTACAGCACTTCTTAATTCATCTTGTTGTGTTTGTCTTCTTTTAAAATTTTTAATATATAACTCAAATTCTGTTTTACTACTACTTACTACAGCACCAGTTTTTGTGTTTTTTACTAAACCATCATATCCTTCAACTTTTAATATTGACATATTATACTGCTAATGCTATAGCCCTCATATCTCTAATAACAGGTGGATATGCTGAAACATCTCCTGTCATAGTTATTTTAATTTGGAATGTAGTAAAGTCATTAAGACCTGAAACTGAATATTTGTATTCTTTGAAAGTTGTATCATCTTCAGCAGGTGTTACTGTAACATCTTCACTACCGTCTGAGTTAAATGCAATCCAAGATTTATCATCTATCTTTTGTTCGTCATCAGCTGCAATTGTTCTAAAGAAAACTTTTACATTTGAACTTGCTCTTACATTTGAAGTAAGTCTAACGTCTAATGAAGTCGATAAATTTTCTAAAACAATTGACTTAGTTAAATACACAGCAGCTGTAGAAGTACCTGTACTTGCTGTATCAGCTATGAAGTTTGGTGTATTAGAAGAATCT